TGGTAAGATAGACAAGATCTATTGGGTTCTCTTAGCAGCAGCGGGATCTGCTGCACTTTTTGCATTGGGACTATTATTTAAATAATGAATCTTTCAAGAAATTTTACCTTATCAGAATTAACTAAATCAGATACTGCAATACGTAGAGGTATTAATAATAACCCTAATTCAGGGCAAATAGAAAAATTAAAAACATTATGTGAAAAAATTTTACAGCCAGTGCGTGATCACTTTGGTAGAGTTAAAGTAACTAGTGGGTTTCGTTCACCTGAGTTGTGCCAGGCCATTGGCAGTTCAATTAACAGCCAACATGCAAAAGCAGAAGCGGCAGATTTTGAAGTGGTGGGTGTAGATAATTGTGAACTTGCTGATTGGATACACAGAGAGTTAGAGTGGGATCAATTAATATTAGAATTTTATACTCCAGGTGAGCCTAATTCGGGTTGGATACACTGTAGCATAACAGAAGGTATGCCTAGAAAACAATTTTTACATGCCTACAGATCAGAAGGTAAAACAAAATATAAACCTATTCTTGGTAAAGCAAAAGATATTTTTGTCTAACGACACATACAACCCATAAGACTACCACTACCATCATTCATTATATGAAGATTTAACGTATCTACATAGCCTGTTAATTTTAATCTTAAAATGTCACAAAGATCAAAACAATCAACCTCACCTGTTAATACAATTCCATCTAATAATTTTTTTGTTACAGGTATTAGATAATATATTCCATCGTTTAAAATAATTAAGTCCATAAGTTGTGAGAAAAACCATCAATAATATAATGTGAATATGCTCCTAAGATACATCCATGAAAACAGGCAGTTTTATTATATTTAGTTAGTAAAGATAAAATAAAACATAAAAATCCGATAATTGTAACACCTACAAAACTATGAAAAAATCTATGTATGGGCCATTCGTTTATGATTATATAATATAATACCTCAATATCAATTAACACATTTACTATTGTAAACCACAATAAACTAAAATGTTTTGAGAATATAATTTTAATAGGAATAGCCGCTATAATATGAATAGGTGTTATCATATCCATTCTCTCAAATCTTCACCCATTATTTCAGTAGCTATATTAACTTTACTTCTTAGTGACTCTACAATCTTTTCATCTATGGTATCATCAGCCATCATATCTATATAGGTAACTCTATTTTTTTGACCTATACGATGTGCTCTATCCTCTGATTGTAGTCTTTTCTCTAGATCATAACTATTTGAATAATATATAACAGCTTTTGCCTCTGTTAATGTAATTCCATATCCACCTGTCTGTGGATTACCTATAAAAAATCTAACTTTAGAATTAGGATCTTGAAATTTTTTAATATTTTCTTGTCTTTGGTCAGCGTTTATTGCACCATAATAGGTGACAATAGCCTCTGTTCCATATTTTAAATTACCTTCTTCATCTTTCATATGAGAAATAGCTTTTATAATACTCTTAATATCATGGACATAGTTAGCCCAAATTATTACCTTACCATCAACCTCTTCAATTAGATTAAGTAAGTCCTTAATTCTATTATTTTTTAACTCTATTACCTCATCATTATCGGTTTTCATATGACCACAGGTTATCTGATGTAGTCTCATTAATTGTGTTAATACTGTGCTTGTTGACATAACTTTAGAGTTTAGTTCTGCGAGGGCCGTGGTTCGCATTTGATCGTAAAGCTGTCTTTGTTCTTTGGTTAGTTCTACTCTATGCTTTATAAATAATTTTTTAGGTAAGTCCAAACAATCCTCTTTTAATACTCTGAATGAAAATGGTTTAATATTCTTTTCTAGTTCCTCTATTCTTTGATAACCAGCTACTAGCTGGATTGATCTACCATTAATTAATACTCTACGCATAATTGCATATCTGTTTCTAAAAGAAACATAAGAAAAATAATTAAGTAAAAATGGATCTAAAAAGTAACACTGACTAAATAAATCTAAAGGTGATTTAGTTACTGGTGATCCTGTAAGTATTCTACGATATACAGCACCGTCTGCTATTTTAATTATATTTTTTGTTCTAGCCGCACCAGGATTTTTTATTGTGGTGCTTTCATCTACAGCTAACATAGTTTTGTGTGTTCTTAAAAATTTCTGTGCAGCATCTACACCTTTTTGTGTAGACAATGCTTCAACATTCATAATAAATATATGAAGATCATCATCAACTTTTAATAAACTTTCAAATTGTTTTTTAAATTTTTTTGTATGATTAGCTTGCCACATTACCATTTTATGTTTTACATGATCAGGCATATGTGTTGGTATTTCTTCAGAAAACCAATTTTTATAAACACCTTTTGGTGCTATGATTAAGGCACCATCTATCTTTCCGTTGTCATATAATATAGCTATGTTATCTATTAATACTTTAGATTTACCTGTACCCATCTCCATAAACAATGCAAAATTTTTTGCAGATGCACTTCTTTCAAGTGCAATCAATTGATGTTGAAACGGTTTCGTTTTAAATTTATATTTAAACATTTTTACTTTCTTAGTATTGACATATAATTTATCATGTATTATAAGTCAAGTAGAAATGACAGAAAGTTTAGCAAAAAAATTAAATGATAAATTTGATAACAAATCTATTGTTTATGTAATTCAAGCAGTACCTGGTACGCGTGATGGTGCACCAAAAATAAATATTGTTGGAGCACAAGAGTTTGGCGAAATTAAGGTATTGTTAGATGAGGACAAACAAATAATGTTTAGTCCTGCACCTATGATTAGAAAAATGAAAAGGATGTTAAAAGACTTTTCTAATAATGATTACTTGTTATTAACAGGTGATCCTGCTATGATTGGTGTTGCATGTTCTGTTGTTTCTGAAGTAAACAATGGTAAATATAAACTTTTGAAGTGGGACAGGCAAGAAAGACAATACTATCCTATTTCAATTAACATACATGAAAGAGGTAATGCTGATGAGTAAAGAAAGTAATATAGAGAAACTTTGGGAACAAGACCAAGGTACGACTCTGCAAGAAGGCGGTGGCGATCTAGCGGAGTTAAATAAGAAAGTAAAAAAGTTAGAAGGACATCAAGACAAACTGGAAAAACTTGAAGAAGAAGTTGATAAAGTAAAAGCAGAAATAAAAAAGATTTCTTATGAAGAGATACCAGACCTTCTGGCTGAAAAAGGTATTGAAAAACTTACACTACATGATGGAACTATAGTGGAAGTTAAAAAAGTAATTAACGCATATCTACCAAAAGCGGATAGAGATCCCGAAGGTAGAGAAAAAGCGTTTAACTGGCTTCGAGATAACGGCCATGGTGATATTATTCAAAACAATATCACAGTTTCCTTTGGTCGTGGCGAAGATAACAAGGCGGTGGAATACGCTAGCCTTGCACAGCAAAAAGGTTATTTACCTACTCAAAAGGTAGATGTACATAACCGAGTCCTTGTTGCTGCATTAAGGGAGCGTCTCGAAAAAGGACTAGAGATGCCTTCCGAACTATTTAACATGTTTGTAGGAAACCAAACCAAAATAAAGAGGAGTAAATAACAATGAGTCAAGAAGCAATGACAGATACTAGTGGAAAGAAACTAGAGAAAAAAGAAGCAAATCTGCCAAGTGAACTTACCGCAATGTTTGAAGCAGATGCAGGTATGGGCATGGAGAATGTTGGATCAGAGGATGTTAAGATTCCGTTTTTAAGAATCTTACAAGATCTATCTCCACAGGTAAAGGAGGGCAAAGGTGAATACATACAAGGTGCAAAACCTGGTATGATTATTAACTCTGTGTCTAAAAAACTTTACGATGGCAGAACAGGTATCAATGTTCTACGATGCTATTATAAAAGAGAGTTCGTAGAGTGGCAAGATAGAGGTAAGGGTGATAGTGCACCTGTTGCTACATATCCTGCTAACAGCGATATCATAACAAAAACAACTAGAGATCAGTTAGGAAAAGATAGATTACCTAGTGGTAATTATTTATCTAATACTGCTAATCACTATGTGTTGATGTTAGATGGTAATATGGTTACTGAGAGTGCCTTGATAGCAATGTCATTTTCACAACTTGTAAAAAGTAGAGAGTGGAACACCATGATCACAAGTAACAAGCATATGAAAAAAGATGGCAGTATCATAAAGCCGCCTGCTTTTAGCCATGTTTACAATTTAAAAACGGTCTTACAATCAAATAGTAAGGGTGAGTTTTATAATTGGAGCATTACAAAAGTTGGGCCATTGACAGATCCGAATGCTTACAAAACTGCAAAACAATTCTCAGAGGGTGTCTCTAAGGGTGCAGTGAGTGCTAAGTATGATGAGGATAAAGAAAAGGTCAATGATTCATCATCTGATTCACCATATTAAACGAATCCTAGGTAGTGGGCGGTAAAGCGAGAGTGGAATCGCCCACTGAGTATATATATGGTAGAAAAGTTTATAGAGATATTTCAAGGTCTACGTCTAGGTTATGGTTTAACAAAACGAGGAAATGTATCAGAGCAAGGTAAGGTAGAGTCAAGTCATCGTTGGGTTGAAAAAGAATTAACCAAAGAGATCGTACAAGGTCATTTAGATGGGACAGGTGACAATTTAGGTATCGTACCAATTAACGAAGAGAATAAATGTAAATGGGGTGCGATTGATATAGACGAATATACTTTTAATCACAAAGAATTTACGCAAAAAATGAGAGATCTAAAAATACCTCTCATTGTTTGTAGATCAACAAGCGGTGGTGCACACTTATATTTATTTACAAAAGATTTTGTAGAGGCAAAAGATATGAGACAATCTCTTTTAAGTCTCACCGCATCACTTGGACTTGTAACTAGAAAAGATAAAATATTCCCACAACAAACTAAGATAAATGTAGAAACAAATGATAGAGGTAATTTTTGTAGCTTGCCATACTATAAGCATGAAACAGGCACAAAATACGCTATAAATGATGATGGATCTGCTGCTAGTTTAGAATCATTCTATTCTATGTATGATAAACATTCTGTAGATCCAACGAAATTATCTGAAATAAAAGTTGAATTAAATGATAAGGCTAAAGCTGTATCAAACGGCCCCCCTTGTTTAGAGGTTCTTTGTTCACAAGGGTTTCCTAAAGGTACAAGAAACAATGGATTATATAACATTGGAGTATATTTAAAAAAATCTTTACCCGATGAATGGGAGACGTTGATTGAGGACTACAATAGAAAGTATTTAAATCCACCGCTTAGTAATTCAGAAGTAGAAAATGTAAAAAAATCTTTGCGTAAAAAAGATTATAACTATAGTTGTAATGAACAACCAATAAATTCTTTTTGTAATAGAGATTTATGTAGAACTAGAAAACATGGCATAGGTCTTGGCAATACAGCTTTACCCGAAATTAGTAACTTAACTAAAATAAATCATAGACCACAACCACAATGGTTTGTTAATGTAGACGGAGAAAGATTAGAATTAGAAACAGATGATTTACAAATACAAGCTAGGTTTAAGAAAGCATGTATGGAACAATTGAATACAATCATTCCAAGAGTTGCAGATAGACAATGGGATACTTTACTTAGGGTTTTATTCTCAGCAATACAAATCATTGAGCCACCAGAAAGTTTATTAATTAAAAATCAATTAGAAGATTTAATAGAAGACTTTGCAGTAAGAAGGGCACAAGGTAGACAGAAAAGTGATATACTAAGAGGTGTTCCTTATACAGCAGATGGTGAAACAATGTTTAGGTGGAAAGACCTAAGAAAATTTTTAGAAAGGCAGAAATGGTCATTTGATATTAGAAAAACTGGTGCAATGGTAGAAGATGTATTTAACACAACAGAAAAAACTTTAAATATAGATGGTAAAAGAGTTCGTGTGTGGGTTATGAAAGCTATGGAGAAACAAAATACATCTTTTGAAAAACCAAAATATAAAGAAGAGGATGCATTTTGATTACTATTATACTTGGCCCACCTGGAACTGGTAAGACAGAAAAACTTTTATCTTTAGTTGAAGAATATTTATCTAAAAAAATACATCCGAGTCGTATAGGTTATTTTGCATTTACAAAAAAAGCTGCCAATGAAGCCTTATCAAGAGCCATGCATAGGTTTAATTTATCAGAAGATGATCTACCATATTTTAGAACACTACACTCACTTGCATTTAGAAGACTATCTATAAATAAAAATCAAGTTATGAAAAAATTTCACTATCAAGACTTAGGAAAAAAACTAGGTTTTTCAATAGCTTACGCATCATATCAAGATGACTTTGGTGGATACTTCTCATCAGATAGTGATTATCTAAATTTAATATCACTTGCTAGAGTTCGTGGTATACCTGTTGAAGAACAGTTTGATTTAAACGAACATGAATCAGATATAGAAAGAGATAAACTTATAATCATAGCAAACGAACTTGAGAGATATAAAAAAGAAATAGGTTTAATTGATTACACAGATATGATTTTAAAATTTACTCAAAAAGATGTAGCACCTAAACTAGATGTTATGTTCATTGATGAGGCACAGGATCTTAGTTTACTACAATGGAAAATGGTAAAACAAATGTGGCAAAAATGTGACCAGGTATTTGTTGCAGGTGATGATGATCAAGCAATATTTAGATGGGCAGGAGCAGATGTTGATTCGTTTATAGCTTTAGAAGGTAAGACAATAGTATTAGATCAATCTTATCGCGTACCATCAGGAGACATACATAACTTGTCAATTAACCTAGCAAATAGAATATCAAATAGAAGAGATAAAATATGGCGACCTAAAACATCAGAGGGTATTTTAAGGTATCATGGGGACATACAACAAGTTGATATGTCATCTGGTGAGTGGTTGGTATTGGCTAGAACTAAATATTTATTAGAAGATACCAAAGATTTTTGCGAGGAACGTGGTTGGTATTACAATTTTAAAAATGAAAAATCAGTAAACGAAGATACTTTTAAAGCTATTGTAGATTGGGAACATTGGCGTAAAGGTCAAGAATTAAATTATAATGATGTAAAAAATATTTATGGACATATGAGTTCTAAAAAAATTAATCAAGCACATAAGTTAGGTAAGACATTATTAAAAGATCAAACTTATATTATAGAAGATTGTATGAAAGATTATGGATTAAATACAAACGATGTTTGGTACGAATCACTAGATGAGATTGATTTTCGTACAAAAGAGTATATAAGAGCAATGAGAAGAAACGGAGAATTATTGAAACAAGAACCTAGAATAAAATTATCAACTATACACGGCATGAAGGGAGGTGAATGTGATAACGTTGTATTGTTAAGTGATCTTACAGAAAATACGATGCGTAATTTTGAAAAAACTCCAGATGATGAAAATAGATTATTTTATGTTGGAGCAACAAGAACTAAAAAACAATTACATATAGTAGAACCAAAATCATTTGACATGAGTTATCCACTATGACAAACAAAGATATATTTAAAGGGGCTACATACGACTCATTAGATAAACAGGTCGATGGCAATCATTACAAGAGTATGAAAATTCAACCTGCAGAATTTATAAATGAAAACAAACTTTTATTCGCAGAAGGCAATGCTATAAAATATATTTGTAGACATCGGTCTAAGGGAAAAGAAAAAGATATTAAGAAAGCTATTCACTATCTTGAAATGATTTTAGAGAGAGACTATTCGTGAGAGGATTACAACAACCATTGTTTGCACCACAAACTGAGTGGGTACCACCATCAGAGTTTAAAGATTTAAGTAACTATGATGAGATAGCCATCGACTTAGAAACCTGCGATCCAAACATCAAGACGCGTGGTTCGGGGTCAGTGGTTGGTGATGGTAAGGTTGTAGGTGTAGCTGTAGCAACAATTGATTATTGTGCATACTTTCCTTTTGATCATTTAGGTGGTGGTAACTTAGATAAGAACAGGGTTTTGTCTTGGTTTAAAGATGTTTTAAAAACACCTGCTACCAAAATATTTCATAACGCCATGTATGATGTGTGTTGGATAAGGGCCATGGGTTTACAAATAAATGGTGAGATCGTAGATACAATGATAGCAGCTAGTTTGATTGATGAGAATAGATACACTTACAATTTAAATGCAATTTCATATGAATTTTTAAAAGAAAGAAAAAGCGAAACAGAATTAAACAACGCTGCAAAAGAATGGAGTCTAGATCCTAAAGCAGAGATGTGGAAACTACCTGCAATGTATGTTGGTAAGTATGCAGAGAAAGATGCAGATCTAACATTTAGACTTTGGAATAGATTTAAAAATGAAATACGAGAACAAGATTTACAAAATGTTTTTGATTTAGAGAAAAAAGTATTTCCTTGTCTTGTGGATATGAAGTTCAAAGGAGTTCGCGTAGACGTTGAAAAAGCGAATCAAACTAAGAATCAACTAGCAACAAAAGAGAAACAAATTTTATCTAATCTTAAAAAAGAAACAGGTCTTGATGTAGAAATATGGGCAGCGGCTTCTATTGCAAAATTATTTGATAAGTTAAAACTACCTTATGATAGAACAGAAAAATCCAAAGCACCATCGTTTACTAAAAATTTTTTACAGAATCATTCTAATCCTTTAGTTAAACAAATAGCACAGGCTAGAGAAATAAATAAAGCACATACAACTTTTATAGATACTATTTTAAAACATGAACACAAAGGTAGAATACATGCTGATATAAATCAACTTAGATCTGATCAAGGAGGAACTGTTACAGGTAGGTTTAGTTATTCTAATCCTAATCTACAACAGATACCTGCAAGAAATAAAGATCTAGGGCCATTGATTCGATCATTGTTTATACCTGAAGATGGATGTAAGTGGGGTTGTTTTGACTACTCGCAACAAGAGCCGAGGTTAGTGGTTCATTATGCATCGTTACAAAAATTATTGGGAGTTGAAGACGTGCTAGAAGCATATAATCATGGTGATGCAGATTTTCATACTATTGTTGCTGAGATGGCAGAGATACCTAGAACACAAGCAAAAACAATTAATCTTGGTTTATTTTATGGTATGGGTAAAAATAAACTTCAAGCAGAGTTAGGTGTTAGTAAATCTAGAGCAGAGGAATTATTTCAACAATATCATGGTAAGGTTCCTTTTGTAAGAGAACTTATGGATTCTGTATCTAGAAGAGCGCAAGACTCTGGCAAGATAAGAACTCTTTTAGGAAGACGTTGTCGTTTTCATTTATGGGAACCAAATCATTTTGGTTTACATAAACCTTTACCACACGATGAGGCACAAAGAGAATATGGGCCAGGCATAAAAAGAGCCATGACATACAAAGCATTAAACAGATTAATTCAAGGTTCCGCTGCAGACATGACTAAAAAATCTATGGTTGATTTATACAATGAAGGTATAATTCCACACATACAGATACATGATGAACTAGATGTTTCAGTAGAATCAGATGAACAGGCAAAAAAGATAATTGAAATTATGGAGAATGCTGTTAGTCTAGAAGTACCCAACAAGGTTGATTATGAATATGGAAAAACTTGGGGGGAAATAAATGGATAATTATTATGGCTTACTTAAATGCAAATGTACCACCAACTTATGCTCAAATAAAAAGAGAATATTTATATGATCTTAAAAAACATCATGGAGAAGTTGAAGATTGTATTATCTTTGGCATATCAGCAATTACTGGTCGTAGTATATTATGGCACGCTATTATGGAAAACGGTGCAATATTTTATCGCTTACCAATTAGCGCGTTTATTCAAAAGGGATTTGAGCCATCCAGAGTGCCCACAAGAAGACTTGATGAACTTCAGCTTTGGAATTGTTTTAGTTATTATCCTTCTGTGCATTCTTGGGATATTTTAGACGGTCAAGCAGGAAAATATATAGGTAAAGATAAAAAATGGCACCCAGGTAAATACTTATTTACAGTTGACTTTGCTCACCCTGAAAGTAATATATTAGATACAGATCATTCTGAAATACCGCACGAACATAAGTGCGCTCACATAATTGCGTTAGATGATGGCAATTTTGCAGCACAACCAAACAATAGATGTATATGGGATATACCTTCTTTCACAGTAAAAGATAATATTCCTGATTGGAAAGTGCAAACTAATGAGTGGAATGTAGAAGATAGTAGTCAGTGGCGAACAGAAGACACTGATAAATTCTTTTACGAAATAGAGGAGAAAAAAAATGATTGAAAAATGTAAAAACATATGTTGCAAAATATGGGAAAAAATTAAATCCATATTTACACCAAGAAAACAGTAATGAATTTAGCTGATCTGTTAAAGAAAAATATAGTAATGGTTCCTGTTGTAGCATCAGTGCTAGTCGGAACATTTACAGGTGTAAAATACATCGTTAATTTAACAGATACCATCAACGCTAATCAAGCAGAAATCCATGAATTAAAAACCATGGAGTTAGAAAATATTCAAAGAGACATGAAAGTATTAACTGACAATGTAAATACAGTTATTGCAAAACTAGAAAGAGCAGAAGGCACATGGGAAATGGCTGAAAATTTATATGAAGTTCTAGCTGATAAAGTTAGACAAATGGAATACGACATTAAAGATTTAAACAGAGAAATAAACTATTAGGATGTATCATGGAGGTAGCCAGGATGAACTATTATTTTACAGGCACATTAATAATAATGCTACTTTTATTAGCTTTGTGTGCAAGTCCCGCTCATAGTAGAAACGAATATCTTAATAATAGCGATAGGTGTGGAGAGTTTGAAGCTAGAATAGAAAAAGAAGATAGAGACACAACCTATACTTACTCAGATAGTGATTATGATTCTGATAATTACAGATTTAATTTATCATTTAGAAAATATTTAGGCACAGATTGTAAAACATCAAAAGAAAATATGTTGTTAAAACAACAACTTGAGTTGATGAAAATGTGTAACAAAGTAAATAGAAATCCAAGTCTTGCACAAAATGAAAACTTTTATTTATTGGTATCGAAATGTAGGGGTGTAGTGCCACAAGTAGATGAGATAGAAAATATGCCTACAGGTAGCTTATGGGATGAGTTAAAAGATGATTATATCAAAGCTAATCCAGACTCTAAGAGTCTTGACAATAATAACTCGACATTGAAAATGCCACCAAAAGATTATATACTTCCAAAACCAAAACCAAAAGATGAGTAAGAAACCATTAAACATATCCGAAGAAGCTGCTGTGCAAATGCCTATGAAGACGGTTGCTAGTTTGATCGCGATGGTTGCAATTGGAACCTGGGCTTATTTTGGATTACATGAATCATTAAATCAAACTCAGACTAAATTAGAATTAATGTCAAAAGATTTAGAAGAGAATACAGAGTTTAGAATAAAATGGCCCCGTGGTCAGTTAGGTGCATTGCCCGCAGATAGCGAGCAATTTATGATGATCGAGGATTTATACAAGACTACCGACAAGTTAAATAAACATATAGAATCCATGGCATTAAACAAAGTTAATATAGAATTTTTAAGAGGGCAGATGGATAAAGTTTTAGTTGATATAGAAAAATTAAAAGATCAAAACAGAGAAATGAAATATACAAACGGTAATGGAAAATGATAGAAGCTGTAGTAGGATTACTAATGTTTGTAAACGGAGAGATTAAAGAAGCGCGTTTGCAACCATCAATGGCCGTATGTTTACGAGGTAAACGTGAAGCGGAGAGAACTTTTTCTGAATCTGTTACTTACAAATGTTGGAAGGGTAACGCAGAACTAGAGGATAACATTGATGGCTCGAAATCTATTAAGAAACTTATCATATCTCAATAAATTTGCACAAAAACTTAGAGACGTTAGGTTAAACAAGTATGCGAAAGAAGTTCGCACCCCGCAATATAAACAGAGAATAGTTAAAAATAAAAAATTGTATGATCGTAAGAAATTAGATAATATATAAAATTATGTTTGGAAAACTAGGATTTTATATTGATACAGCCGCTGGCGTATGTCCGCATTGTGAAGAGAGCACCTTGTTAATTGCTGTTGTTAGCGAAATCTATCGTTGCACAACTTGTGGTGAGGATATTAAACAACATATCAATGGCGAAATAAAATATTTAAAATTAACAGAGGATGATCACGAATGGCTACGAAACCGAAATATGGAGTAAATAATTATAAAGGCTCTACTAAAAGAAAAAGACCTGGCAGACACGCAAAGAAACCAAACAAAAAATTTTCTAGAAAAATGTACAGGGGTCAGGGTAGATAATGAAAGTATTTGCATTAGTATTATATATGTGTTCAGGAGTAGCCAATACATGTCTACAGCCTTTTGTATTTGAACATCAATTCGATTCAGCTTATGATTGTATGGTAACAGGATATGATGAAAGCAAAACCAAAATAGTAGAGATAGGTGAAGAGGATGTTAATCAATATAGAATATATATAAAATTTGAATGCCTTCCCCAAGAAATTATGGTTCCCGAAAAGAAACCTACTAAAGAAGAAAAAAATACATAAACTACCCCCGCCATATGGTGAGAGAGGGAGCTAATTATGCGAGGGTAGAACTTAAACGTTCCTTGTTGTGGGAAATTTACATTGTCATAATTTAAACACAAAGTCAAAATAAAACTTGACTACAAATTACAGTATGGTAATTTACCTCAAAATAAGGAGAAAGCTATGAGAAAAAATTTTAAAAGTGTAACCATACCAAAGGCAGCGTATGAAGAAATAAAATCTTTGGGTGAGAGTAAAATATTCGAAGTATCTTTGTCTGTATCAAAAACAATTGTGTGGTTGCTTGAAAAACAAAAAGCACATCACATTAAAAAAAATGGAGAAAAGAAAGTATGACTAAGAAAGTAACTAAGAAAGAAAAAGAAAAAGCAACTTATGAATTTCTAACAAAGTATATTAATAAGTTTGATAAGTTAATGAAAGATGCGTGTAAAGAAAAAGAATCACTACCAATAGATTGTAGTGTGCATGCTCTCAGTTCTATGATTGTTTCACAAATTGCAACAAACATGGCTAGTTATTATGGTAGTATGACTAAGGTTAAAGAGGCTTTTCAAACTGCTTTAGATGAAGAAGCTGATTTTAGATACATACAGGCCAAAGAAGAAAGAGAAAATATTAGTTTGAAAGAGAGTAGAAACCATAAGATGAACTAATGCTAAAAATAATCTGTCCTAAATGTGGCGGCAATGGTTATCTTGGAGGTTCAAGAGATACAGATACACAGACAGATTGTGATTATTGTGATAGTCAAGGTGAAGTTGACATCACTGAGGAAACAGTTAATTATGGGCAGGATAAAGTCAAAGGTATTAAAAAATCATGCCCAAAAACGTAAGGCTAAAAGGAGATTATAGTGAGAACTCTGCTGTATTATATTTTCAAAAGCGTGACTATTACGTATTCAAATGCTGTCAGAATCACGGAGCCGTGGATATTATCACTATTGATAGTCGTAACAGGAGTCTTAAATTGTGGGATGTTAAGACACAAAGTTATAGAAAGGATGGAACGAAAATATCCAGACTCCCCAGAAGAAAAAGAGTTGGGCATAGGATCATAAATATTATTTATTATGATATAGATAAGGAGACTTGCTTTATACCAATAAAAAGAAAAAGGAGAAAGAAATGAAATATATATTATCAGTAACAATAGTATGCTCATTACTAACTATGATGGTTGTTTTGAGTGGTTGTAGTGCAAAGTTTGATGGCTATGACCCTTCAATATCTGCCATAAGATGGGTGTTAACTAATGGTAGTAAATGAAAACTAGATGGAACGAACTATATAAATATCCAAAGAGCAGTAGATCTCTAGTTATGGGTAAAAGACATTACGCTATAGATGAAGATAAGCTACCATCTGTGACTACGATTATATCGCAAACTCAATCAGAGGAAAAGAAAGAAGGTTTGGCAAAATGGCGGCAAAAGGTTGGCGAGAAAGAGGCAGACTCTATAATGAACGATGCTTCTAAACGTGGGACTGCCATGCACAACTACTTAGAACACTACCTTATTAGCCTTAAAACGGGCCTTAGACACGAAAATATGACCGAGGTGGGGGTACAGGCCAAGAAAATGGCACTTGAGATTATAAAGCATGGATTTGATGATTTACATGAGATATGGGGTTGTGAAGCAACGTTATATTATCCTAAGAAATACGCAGGAACTACCGATGTTTGCGGTAAGTATATGGGTGAAGATAGTATCATAGACTTTAAACAGACTAACAAACCTAAGAGGGAAGAGTGGATAGACGATTACTTTGTGCAACTTGCAGCATATGCCCTAGCACATAACAAGATCTATGACACGAAGATTAACCAAGGGGTGATCTTAATGTGTTCAAAAGATGGCATGTATCAACGATTCACGGTCAGTGGTCAGAGATTCATGGACTTTAAAGACAAATGGCAACGGAGATTGGAGCAATATCATGGCAATAAACATAACGAAAATAGTACAGATCAATAAAGGTTCGGGGTTCGGGGACGGTGAATGGCAAGAGGATATGCGGAAACTTGGTAATTTTAAAACGGCATATGATAAGGCAAATGACAAAGAAATGAAAGAGGTTTATAAAAATAAATGGTATGATTATGTCAAAATTGTGGCAGAAAAGATAGATACATATAGTGGGAAATCCTGAGTGATATTTTTTTTGAAAAAAAATTTGAAATATTTTGTGTTACCTTTGTTACCATGGTACAAAAAATGTAATAAAATCAATACTTTAAGTACAAAAATATGGTATTTTTTTGGTAGATTCATGGTAGATTTGGTAACAAAAAGGGACAAAGTCCGTCACGCGCGTGAAGTTTTTTTTATATAAAATTTGGATTGGTCAAATATTCCCACTATATAGATTGAACATTGTGTGCTAATTTAGGGTATGGCTGCAAGACGTAAGAAATCTAAATTTAGACATGTTGTTATTAGGAATAAGAAATATTACTTCTATTCTATAACCTGGGTCGATATCACGGGTGATTCGGGCCACAGTACAGCAGAAGAATTTATGAAATTCAAACCAAGTATTATGGTTACTCAAGCATACTTGTTTAGTAAAGATAAGAAAAATATTAGAACCTTTGCTTCGTATGAACAGGGTGATGAATTATTTTCTGATCGTAATGTATTTCCTAGAGGTTGTATTTTAAAAATGGAAAAGGTCAATCTTTAGGTTTATCTGTATCTTCTAAGTTTTGTTTGATTTGTTTTACATCTACTTCACCAATCAATGTAGAGTGATCTGATACTAACTTCATAAATTTGTCTTCTAATTGTTTGGCATCTAAATTCTCTATCTTGCCCGTTAATGATAATATCTTTTTCTGATCAACATATAGCCCGCCAACTTTACCCCTTGCTACTTCTGCATTAACAGCAGATGAGAATGATCTCCTGACCAGTGCCTGATCCCTAATTTTAGCTAGTTCCGCCAGATGCCCGTCCATAGATATATCGTATTTCCTTCTTGCTTCTTCTCGTAGTTCTGCAATAAAATTATAAACCACAGGAAAATATTTTGGACTTTGTAATTGAGATGCTTTTACCCGCGCTGTATCCTTCGGGTAGCCCGCCTCTATAGCACATTCAGTGCCCGTCATCTTACCAGC